ACCAGTCTCAAAACCCGCCGCCTGATGTGCGGCTGGAGCGACGCCTACCTCATCCAAACCCTCACCACCGACGACCGGGGGTAAATGTCTTCACCCTGCATTTCCGCCGAAGATACCCCTTGACTTGATCGAGAGGTTTGGCATGATGGCGTCCAGCAATCGAGGTCGTCGCGGGATTACCAGCCCCGCCCCAACCTCGCAAAATCCCGACCCCGGCGTGGAGGCGTCCACGCCCGTGCATGCGGCATCCGGAGCGTCCTGTCCAGGACCTCGGTTGCTGTTCCGGATGTCGCATGCACGAGCCCGCCGCCCGATCAGGTCATGGACGGAGCCAGCCCGCACAACACGGAGGCCACTCAAAACCTGACCGGCAGTGCCGGGGGAGTTGCCGATGAACGGGGACAGACCTGTCACGATCGCCGACCTGATCGACCGCTACCTGGCGTGGGCTGTGGAGTACTACGGAGTGGGGCGGACCGAGGCGGCGAACATGCGCGACGCGCTCAAGCCGCTGGCGGAACTGTCGGGGGCCAAGCCGATCGATGCCCTGGCGGCCGAGGACCTGGCGGCGGTGCAGGAGCACCTGGTCGGGCGGGGCGTCTGCCGCGCGACGATCAACGCCAGGATCAACCGCATCCGCCGCGCGATGCGATGGGCCCGCAAGCCGGGCCGGCGTTGGATCAGCGCGGCGCAGCTCGAAGACCTGACGCTGGTCGAGGGCTTCCGACGCGGCCGCTGCAGCGCGAAGGAGTCGCCGGGGGTGCGCTCGGTGGGGTGGGAGCTGGTCAGCGCGACGATGGCGGCCGCGCCGTGGAAGCTGGCGTCGCTGATCGAGCTGCACTGGCACACGGGGATGCGTTCGAGCGAGTTGGTGCGCCTGCAGGCGACGGACATCCAGCGCGACGGGGACCTGGTGATCTACCGGCCCCGGCGCCACAAGACCGAGCACTACGGCCAGGAGCGGGTGATCGTGATCGGTCCGGAGGGGGCGTCAGCCCTGCAGGCGCTGCTGCGTGCGGCCTCGGCCGCGGGCAAGACCAGGATCTGCGGCTACAGCGCCAACAGCTACCGGCAGGCGATCGTCCGCGTGAACAGACGAGCGGGACTCCGGGGCTGGACGCCGCTGCAGTTGCGGCACAGCTTCGCCACCCGGATGCGGTCGCTCAGCGGGCTGGACGTGGCCCAGTGCGCTCTGGGGCACAGCCAGGTCAAGACCACCGAACGCTACGCGGAGCGCGACTTGAACAAGCTCAAGGACGCCGCCCGCAGACACTGTTGACCCGCGGGGCAACTGCGACAGCGCCTTCGCCGACTTCTTCCGCCCCCGGAGCCGGCCGCGTCCTCTACCGAGGCGCGGTCGGCATTGCTTCCCCCACCGGAGCGGGCGCAGGATGTGCCCGCTCCGGTATTTGCCGTGTAACACCCAGCCCCGCCGGCGCGTCGCCGGCGGCGCTGGGATTTTCGTCCGTCGAAGGAGCCGAACATGCTCTCAACGAAAGAACCGCGACTGATCCATCTGGTCGGGAATCTGAACACGGCCGCTCTGCGTGCGGCCATCAAGGGGGCGTACCGCTTGGCCTCCACCGACGCCGGGAAGCTGGCGCTGGCGTTCGCCATCACCGCGAATCTGGTGTTCCCGCGGTGGGGATCGGTGGACGTGAACATCCGCGGCGTGCGCCGCGAAGGACGCGCCGGGGACCGGGTGTAGCGGCCCGGAGAGACGTGAATTCGTTTGACCCACCAAAGGGCCTTATCCGTGGTGTGGCCACGGGGCTAGGGCATGGTCGTTCCGACTACCTGTGCGACTCGGAACCTCTGACCCGAGGGAATGCTGGCCATCCCTGCGGGCAAAAGCGACTGCGAGCACAGAGCCAAGGCCCGCAAGAAGAGAGCGCCCGAAAGGGCAGGTTCGTGTCCCCGGCGGCGAGATCGCTCGTCCCGACGATGGCGTCGGGAACCACCAGCGCCACGACCAGCTTTGCCGCCATTTTTGCCCCCGGAGCCGGTCCCGTCGCCACCGCGCGGCGGGGCCGGTGTTTCTTTCGTTGGCCCCGCCGCGCTCTTGTGTTCCGGCGCGGCGGGGTTTTGCCATCGCATGGGTCGCCGCGTCGGCGCGTTGCCGGCGCGGTGGCCCTTTTCATAGCACGGAGGCCACGATGAGCGGAACTCCACAGCAATCGGCCTGTTCCCTAACCACCACCGAAGTCCGCCGCAACCGAATCCAGAAAGCTGACCGGCTTACGCGCGACCGCCTCACAGCCGCCCGCGCCGACATCGCCCGCGAAGACATCGCCAGCGGCGTCTATGACGACGACGACGTCGTCGGTGAGGCCAGTCGCCGCATGGCCCAGGAGGCTGGGCGCGAGATGAACAGCGCGGAGTACCGCCGCGGATCCGCGCGGGGTATCAACGCGGACGACGACTACGCGCGCGAATTGGTACGCCTGCGGCGCATCGAACGGACTCTCGCCGCGGCCATCCTCTGGATCATCGGCCTGGGCGCTGTCGCCGGCGTGGGCCTGCTCTTTGGCGCGGCTCTCTGACTGATCCCCTGGTCACCCCGCGAGCGGCGACCGGCGGCGCGTGGCCGCCGGCCCGCCGCCGCACCCCCGCACCCCGGACGCTGAACATGGTTGGCATGCACACCCTACCCACAGCCCGTCTTTCGCACCGCCGCGACTGCGCCGTCTGCGGCTCCGCGATGCCGGCGGGCTGGTGGGCCGCCGCCCTCGACGATGGCGGCCGTCTCTGCTCGTCGTCCTGCGTGGCCATCGCCCTGGGAATCGCGCCAGACGACGTGAGCGCGGACACGACCACGCCCCCCAGGTCCACGGTCGAGACCATGCTTATCCGCGCCGACGAGCTGGACCGGGAGGCCCGCTCGCTCCGCGACGAGGCGGCAGACCTCTCCCGCCACGCCTCGGCGCTGCGGCTCCAGGCCATGGACGTCAATCGCCGCTTGGGCGGGAAATGCGACGGCCGCCGGCAACTGAATCTGGCATGCAAATGACTGCCGCCTCTCAACGAAAGGAACCCCATGCCCCGCAAGAAGACCTCCGCACCCGATCCCGCCGACCACGACGCCGGCCAAGCCACGGCCGTTGCCGAGCCGGACGCCGACACCCCTGACAGCACCCTGTCAGCCCCCGACCTCGCCGGCCACGCCGCGCTCCGCACCGCCGAGGTGATCGCCGCGGCCACAACTTCCGGGGGCGGGGGCGGGGGCGGGCATGTCGAGGCCCTACCCGAGATCAAGTGGATCGCCCTGGACGACATCGCCCTGGACGTGCCCAACCACCGCCACGCCGCGCTGGCCGACGACGCGGCCACCCGCCGCCTGGCCGCGTCGATCGAGGCTGAGGGTCTGCGGCAGCCGATCCTGGTGTGCGAGCGCCCGGGCGCCGACGGCAAACAGACCGCGCCCTACGCCCTGGTGTACGGCCACCGCCGCGTGGCCGCCGTGCAAATCCTCAAGTGGCCGCGCATCCTCGCTGAAGTCCGCCCGCCCATGGGCACGGATGAGGTGTTGGTGGTGCGAGCCATCGAGAACCTGCACCGCCAGGATCTCAACGTGATGGAGCAGGTGATCGCGGTCGAGCAGCTGGATGGGCGTGGCCAGACCATCGACGAGATCAGCGGCCAGATCGGCCAGGACAAGCAGTGGGTCAGCGACCGGCTCTACCTGCGCCGCATCGTGCCGGCCGTGCGTGAGCTGGCCCTGCGTGATCTGCTCCTGATCGGTCACCTGCGCGAGCTGGCCAAGGTCGGCGACGAGGTCCAGCAGATCAAGGCGGCGCTGTGGGCCCTGGATGACCGCATCTGGCTGAGCACCCTGAAGGAACTGACGGCGGAAGTCAACCTCATCATCAAGAAGTCCGTCAACGCCGATGGCACACCGAAGGGTAACTTGAAGCGACGCTCGGTGGACGATCTGCGCAATCGCGTCCAGGAGCTGCAGCGCGACCTTGGCCGGGTGCCGTGGCAACTGGCCATGCCCTTCGCCGGCAAGCCCCTCTGCCTGGGGTGCGAATCGAACACCGCGACTGATGAAACGCTCTTCGGGAAGACCGACGGCGGCGTGGGCTTCGTGGGGCGCTGCATGAACGCGGCGTGCTTTGAGGCCAAGAGCAAGGCGGCCGAGCAGGCCAAGGTTAAGGCCGCGGCCGCGATGGTTAAGAAGAAGGACGCGAGCATGGCCGCGGCGATCGAGGCCACGCCGGTGTGGCTGCGCCGCGAGCCGGTGCAGCGCCTGGCGCAGAAGTCGCTCAAGCCCGCTTCCGCCCCCGGAAGTGGTAAAGGCGGGGCCGGTGGTGGCGCCGGGGGCAAGAAGGGGAAGGCCGACCCGCACAAGCCGCTGCAGGACGCGATCAACGCGTGGGCCGATGCGGTGTGGCGATGGAGGCACGCCGCCGACAAAGCACTCGACCGGGCTGCCCGAAAGACGCCGGAGACGTTCGCGGCCGTCGTGCTGTTGGTTTACGGCGGGCTCCTCGACAGCAACAAATCCTGGTACCCGGACCGTGCCGGCTATGGCCCCGCCAAGCGCCCCAAGCACCCACCGCAGACCCACCCCAAGGCGGCGGCATTCGTCAGGCTCGTCAAGGCCGGGAACCTGGCAGCCCTGGCGGCGGCGGCGGCGGCGAGCAAAACAGCATCGATCGCCCTGACGCAGAAATTGCCAGACACCGTCCGCCTGGTCGCCGCCGCCGTCGGCGTGGAGCTGCCGCCCTGCCCGACCTTCGACGACTTCGACCCGGACAAGCTGGCCTCCAAGCCGACCCCTGAACCATCTACCAACGGGGCTACCAAGCCCAGTACCAAGAAGACTACCAAGCGCCCCGCCATTACATGAAACACCCCCAGGCGTCCAGCCGCGGCGCGGAGGCGGCAGTGCGCCGACGAATACAACCGCCGCCACCCCCACGAGCCTCTCAGCCGTGCCAGGGTGTGGCAACTGCACCGGGCCGCCATCGAGAAACTGCGAAAGGCCCTCGAACACGACTGGTATTGAAAGGCGATCAGATGCCGCAAGACCCCACTAAACCCACACACCAAAAGCCAAAGCCCCCGCCGCCTCCACCGCCGACACGCCGCTGCGGGTTGTGCGGGTGCTTTCAGGTTACTCATCAATTAGCCGACCGCATCGCGGACGAAGTGGTCGAACAACTGTTCCGCTGCATGGATCAGGAGTTCAACAACCTGGGTATACGCGACATCGACGGCTCGGGGACCGTGCTGCGCACCGGCGGAGGCTGGTGCCGTGACGCGGTGCGGCGTGTGGTGACCAGGACCATCCGGCAAACAACAGGAATGCTCCAATGAGCTGGGCCAACCTCGCCGCCCTCAACGTGGTGTGCCGGCCGATCACCGTGTGGCCGGGCCGGCTGCTGCGCCCCAGCGAGCGACGCGGCGCCCCGTTCAAGGCCAAGTGGGGCACGACGGTGGCCGACCTGGCCCGCGAGCTCAGGCACCTGCAGGCCAAGCAGATCATCCTGCAGCTGGCCGTCACAGAGCACGACATCGTCAGCGACGGCACGCGGCCCTACGCCGCCGCCCTGGCCCAGCACCCGGGCGTGATCCTCACCTTCGACAGCAAAATCGGCTCGCTCAACTACTGGACCGACCGGTTCCAGGGCTGGGGGGACAACATCCGAGCGATCGCCCTGGGCATGGCCGCGGCAAGGGCCATCGAGCGATACGGCATTGTCCACAACGATGAGAACTATCGCGGATGGCGGGCTTTGCCACCCAGCAGCGGCGAGGCCGCGATCAAGACCGCGATGACGATGGATGAGGCGGCCCGCGTGTTGGCGGATGTCGGTGGCACGCACGCCACGCGCGTCCTCGCCTTCCCCGACGCCTACAAGACCGCCTATCGCGCCGCCGCCAAGTTGTGGCACCCCGACACCGGCGGCAGCCAGGCCGACTTCGAGCGCCTGCAGGAGATCAAGCGGGTTCTGGACGCTCATCACGGGAGCCGCTCATGAGTGTGCCTATCGACTTTGCCTCCTGGCCTCCACCTGTGATTCACGCGCGACACAGCGTATCGGCTCCCGTGGGAGCGGTGACCATACGAAAGGGGATGCGGGTGATCAAGGTCCGCGCCGACGGACCGCCACAGGGACGGTGGATGGCGCTCGCGCGGTGGTGGTGGCTGCGCAACATGGGGCCGCTGGCCCCGGGGTTGGGGGTGTATCACGTGGATCACGACCGGCTCAACGATGACCCCCACAACTACGCGGTCATGACCCCCGGAGATTACATCACCACCAAGCATCTCGATGATCCCGCCTGGTCGGAACGGACGCACCGCGCGGCTGCGCTGGCCACGGGCGCAGCCAACCGGGATCGCTCCGCTGTCGAGCGGGCTCGACGCTATTTGCCCGCGAGCTGGTACGCCGTGGACCTGGCGCGTGGCGTCGTCATCAATCGGCCGCATCGGAAGCGCTGGATGGTGTGGGGTGTGCCGGTGGCCGGCAACGGGCGGGGAAACATGGCGCGCCTATTTGGCGTGCCCGAGGCCAAACAATCCACCGAGGCGGCGATCGTCGCGGCTCTGCCGGCGGACCGCACGGCGATCAGCGGCCGCGAACTGGGCCGGCGCGTGGACGAACTCTATGCTCGCCACGGCCTCCGCGGCCCGGCCTCGCTGTATCAATACACATGGGCCCTCCGCCGGCGCGGCTGGATTGCGGTGCGGCGCCAGGGTCAGCATGGCGCCGTTTACGCCCGCACCGGCCAGTGCCCCGAGGTGCGGCCCCCAACCCCGATCGTCGCGTGCCGAGGCGGACAAATCGAGGAGCGGTTCCCTGGGTTCACGCGGGTCGATGATGAGGTCAGGAGGGAGGTGGCGTGAGCACGGCATCCAACCGATTACCGCTGGCCGTGGCCCAGCCGCTCGCCGACCGCATTGTCGCCGAACTGGCGGGCGGGTGTGACCGCGTCGAGGTGGCCGGCAGCGTCCGCCGCCGCGCCGCCACCGTGGGCGACATCGAGGTCCTGGCCTTGCCGCTCTGGCGAGCCAACCTCCTGGGCGAACCCGGCGACGAGACGCTGCTGGACCCGATCCTCCGCCGCCTGGTCGATCGCGGCTCGCTGCGGCCGCCCACGCGGAACGGCCCCAGGTGGAAGACCTTCGAACTCAAGGCCTGGTCGGGAATCCGCCTCGACCTCTTCATCATTGACGACCCTGCGGCCTGGGGCATGAACCTGGCCATCCGCACCGGCCCGGAGAATTTCTCGCGCCGCCTGGTCACGCACGGGTGCAACGGCGGCCTCCTGCCCAATAACCTGGTCCACCGCGACGGCTTCAAGCTCTTCCGCATCCTGCCGCGCGGCGACGTGCCGCCGGGCTGCCGGTACGACCATGCCCTGGACCGCCCGCTGCAGCGCATCCCCACCCGCGAGGAGTCGGATGTCTTCGCGGCCTACGGCATCGACCCCATCCCACCCAAGGAGCGACGATGAGCGAATCCTCCACCGAACAACTGATCGCCCAGGCCCGCGACGTGTCCCAGGTCTACCTCTCGGAGAAGCGGCCCTTCACGGCGGACCTGCTCGACGCCCTGGCCGATCGCCTGGCTTCGCACCAGGCGGTGTTGTTCAGCGACGACGCGGCCGCCATCGGCCGGGCCGCCCTGGCAATGACGCGGGCGGCGAACCGGGGGTGGGCGCTGCACCTGTCCCGCGTCCCGCCGGCACTCTTCGAGGGCGGCGAGCTGAAGAAATTCAACGGCGGCTACTGGTGTGGAGTGGACGACGAGCATGGCTGCCGCACCGGCGGGGCGATCGAGGCGACGCTGGAGGAGGCCGTCGCCGCCGCGGTGGCCCAGGCCGAGCAGTGTCGGGCCGACCAGGACCGGAGGCGGGTGGAGCAACTCGCTGCGGAGACCACCGCCGCAACGCAGGGAGACGCGCCGTGACCCTGCTGGCCGACCTGATCCTCCGCAGCGACATCGTCCCGTTTCGTCTGGAGCCGGGCGTCGAGTACGCCACCACCGACGGCGAGAGAGTCGTCTATGTGGGCCCGCACGCCGATCGCTTCGGCGCCTGGACGGGCAAGCTCCGCATGATGAGCGTGCGGTCGCACCAGGAGCGCGTGCTCACCTGGCGCAAGCTCGTGCCCCCCCCAGAAATCCCAGGAGCGATGCTGTGAATGAGGGCTACGCCACATCGCGGCGGTGGCGGCCGCTCTCGGGAGCGTGGGCGGGGGCGACAACGCTGACGCGCAGATCGACGCCGACGGCCGCGGCGTACGCGGCCAGCGTCTTGAGCGTGGGGTTGCCGCTGGCCTTGGTGGTGGCTTCCAAGCGGCTGATGCTGGGACGGGGCGCGCCCATGCGCCGGGCGACCTCCTCGACCGTCAGCCCTGCGTCGTGGCGGGCCTGGATCAGGACGGCGATCACCCGCGGCGTATTGGCGACCGAGGCGAACAGCTCGCGGGCTTGGGCCTTGGTCTGTTCCAGGTTCGCCTCTTCCTCCTGGTGGGCCTTGGCGAAGTGGGCTTCCTGTTCCGGTGTGAGCTTCCGTTGGGTTTTTTTCATGGGTTCAATCCATCCGAAAAGCGGTGACGATCACGATCCAGTCACGATCAAGGTGCTCGTACACGACGCCGATCCGCTCGCCCGCGTCGTTCCAGCCGACAGCCATCGGACGATTGGAGGAGCGGGAGGTCACGCGCTTGGCGGGGTACATGGCGACCCGCTCCACCTCGGCCTGAGTCAGCCCCCGTTGGCTGATCTTTTCCAGCGTTCCCTTCGCCCAACTAATCATCAGGTAAGGCATGCACATATGGTAACATAAACGATACGGCGGTCAAGGGGGTGCGGTTCGATTTTCCGATTTTTCGCGTGGTTTTCGCCGTTATTGACCTGATGAACGCAGCGATCCAGACCATTATCGACGCCCCGACCTTCGACCGCGCCCTGTGGGAGCGGTGGCTTATCGATGGCGACCGCTTGGCCCAGCTCACGCCGGCCGAGGCCAAGATACTGTGGGTCTTCGCACGGGCCGCCGACGGCGGCGGGGAGAGCTACTGGGGCAACGCCCGGCTGGCCCGGGCCATCGGGTATCAGGACAGCGACGGCTCGTGCAAGAGCGTCCGCCGCGCCGTGCGGCGGCTGGTGGAACGGGGCCTCGTCTGCATCACCAAGGCAGGCGGTAGCGGACCCCGCGACACCAACACCTACCGGATCGTCATGCCGCATCTGCACGACCATCCGGCCCAACGTCCCCGCCACGCGGGGGCCAGCATCCCGGCGGCACAGCCCGACCGGAGAAGCGCCGACGGGCCGCAGCCCGCGCCGCTCGTTTTTTTGCCCCAAGGGGGACACTGCTGTCCACCAAGGGGGGCACTGGCGTCCGCCAAGGGGGACACCAGAGTCCCCCAAAGGGTTGCCTTAAGGTCACCAGAGAAAAGCAGCAGCGCCACCGGTGCGCCCTCGGCGCGCCGAGCGGGTGGCTTCGGCGCCGAGGCTTGGTGGGACAGCGCCGACGCCACGGCCGCCGCCGCCGCCGTCGTTCTGGTCGAGACGGGCTGGTTCAACCGCCACGAGGCCGCGGGCCTGGTGCAGCACTACCGGCCCACAGCCGACCAGGTCCGCGTGGTGGTCGCCAACACCCTGGCCGGCATGGCCCGCAAGCACAACCCGATCGCCAACCCGCCCGGGTTCATCCGCTCCGAGGTCCGCCAGGGCCACTACGACCCCGACCCGGCGGTCGAGCGGCAACAGCGACAGGCGGCCCAGCGGGCCCGCACGCAGGACCATGCGGTCGGCGCGGCGCGGGCGGCGGAGCAGCGCGAGGCCGACGACGTCCGCGTGTTCCTCGCCCTCACCCCCGCGCAGCGCGAGGGGTTGCGGCCGGCGGCGCTGACCCTGCTCGATCCCGGCCGCCGGGAGTATTTCTCGAGGCGACCGCCGAATGATCCAGCCATGCGGCCACTGATCGCCGAGGCGGCGCGGCGGGCGGGGCTGGCCGCTCGCATCGAGGAGGCCGAGCGATGAGCGACTTCACCGCCGTCTTCGCCGACGGGCCGGCAAGCGGTGCCGCGTTGACGCTGGCCCGCGTGCCGCGTCTCCTGCGTGTGGTGATCGATGCCGCCGGCGAGGTCGACGCCCTGGACCAGCCCGAGGACCGGCCCCACCCTGACGAGCGGGTGTGCGTCTACGCGATCCGCCAGATGACGCGCTGCATCGTCTGCTGCCGCCAACGCCGAAATGGCCACCGCTGCAGCCGCAGCACCATCGTGCAGTACCAACACCACCCAGGGCCGACGCCGGGCAACCACGTGCTCCGCGACACCGCCGCTTGGGCCGAATGGATGAAACAGCAGGAGGATCGATGAACCTGACCGAGCGTGAACAGAAGGCGGTGACTCGGGTGTTCGGCGCGGACCTGGCCAGGGTGATCCAGGACGGCGGTCTGGACCTGGGCAGCGAGGTCCAGCGGCTCAACGAGTTGACCGACGACGATCTGTCTAACTCGCTGCGCTGCGCCGGGGCGGCCCTGGGCCTGCTCCTGGCCGACATGCAGATGGTGACCCAGCGCGCGGCCACCATCGCCGCCGCCCTGGTCCACCGCCGCGAGCAAGCCCATGCGGGGCGGTTGGCCCAGGCCGAGGCAACCATCGCCGACCTGCGCCGGCGATTACGCGGGGCGATGGCGGCAGCCCCACCTCCGTCAGGCCCCGGCGGCGAGATTCCCCCTCAGCAGCCCACGCCGGCACAGGCCGCATCCTCCGCCGCACCAAGCCGGCGCCAAGCCGACCCGGAGCGAGGTCCGCGCTGCACCCGCGCCCAGATCAACGCGGCCATGCTGGAGATCAAACGCCCCGGCGTCGGCGGCCACACACTGGCGGCCGAACTAAACCGCCGCGGCCTGCGGACCCTCAGCGGCCTGACGTGGACCGGCAAGCTGGCGTCGATGTGGCTGTACCACATGAAGCTGCGAGGAGAGATCGGCCCCGAGGCCTTCGCGCCACGGGGGCCAGAGGCTGATGGTAGAGTGAGGGTACACACCGAACGGGAGTCCGCTGATGGCCTCAGTCCAGTGGCAGCGGTTTGACGGGCTCTTGGGCCGCGTCGAGGATCACCTGGTCGCCGCCGCCGCCGGCTGCAGCGTCCAGGCGGTGTATCAGCGCCGCAAGGCGCTGGGCGTTCGAGCGTGCGACGCCCGCTCGGAGCCGGCCCCCGCCGACCTGGCTGCGGAACTCATGGGCGACGTCGCCAGGCTGATCGATTGGATGGACGGTAAGCTGACCTGGAAGGGGCTGGACCGGGCCATCGGCGTCCCGCCGGACACGGCTCGGCGCTGGCGGTGCGGCGCCAGGCCCCTGCCGCAGTGGGCCGTGGCCCCCTTGCGGCGCTGGCTGGTCAAACACACGCCGGCGGACTATCCGCCGGCACCCCGGTAGCCGCACCGACCGTCACGCCGGAAACGAAAACCACACCTCCGCGCCTTGTGAAGGCGCACTGCAACGGATAGGATGAGGCCAGCGAGCGACGCGGTGCAGGAGTGCGCCGCGTTGTTTCATTTCGGGAACGCCTCGCCACATCAAATAACCGCGCCCGTCGCTCGCGGGTGCCCTCGCCGCCGCCCACCCCGCCCGGGCGGCGGCCTTTTACGCGCCGCCGGGCCTGGGGCCGGATGGCCAAGCGGACGCCACGCCCGCCATACATCTCACCGTAGCCCGCATCACCCACCCCGGAGCATGCCATGCTGACCGCCATCGCTCAGGCCGACGCGATCCAGGCCGTGGACCTCACTGTTTACCTGGGAACCGTGGCCGGCATCGCCCTGGCCACGATGATCCTGGTGGAAGGCGTCAAGCGTGTCGTCGTCTCCGTGCCGATCGCCAAAGACTTGCCCACGTTCCTGTACGCCATCGTGTTGGCCCTGGGGCTGACTGCTCTGTCGATCGCGCTGGGGGTGTTCGAGACCCCGCCCACGACCGGCCGGGAGTGGGCCCTGCTGCTCATCCAGGCCGCCGTCACGGCCGCCGTCGCTTCCGGGGCCCGCGAGTGGGTCACGAAGGGGGCGACCACGCCGGCGTCGAGTGCGGCCGGCAAGGCGCTGCTGCTCGCCTGCATCCTGGCCGCGGGCTTGACCGGCTGCGCTTCCGTCGGAGAGGTCTCGTTCATCGAAGCCTCCGGGGCGTATCACGCGAGCAAAGCCGACGATCTGGACGCGCTGCGGCAAAGCGAACTCCTGAGTGCCGACGAACTGCAGTCCAGGGTCGAGCGCGACGCGGCCTTTGGCGAGGCGATCGCCGCCCGCCGCCGGGCCATCGGCCTGACCCAGTAATGACCATTCGCCGGGGCTGAAGCCGCCCCGCGCGCCGGAGCCAACCATGATCATCGACTTCGAACGGACCGTGGCCGAGCAGATGGTGGACCTCCTGGACGGCCTTAACGAGGTGGTGCGGCCGCGGGCCGAGCAGGCTGTGCAGCGGATCGCGTTCTACGCCCAGTCGGCCATCATGGACGGAGACGCCGAACGCTTGGCCGCCAACGTGCGGGCCGAGGTCTCGACGCTGGCGTCGCTGACGTCGATCGCTGTGTCGCAAGCCGAACACCAGATCAAGGCGGCTCTGGTCGAGGTCTTGGGCATGGTGGTCAACACCCTGTTGGCCGCGGCGTGATCGATGCGCAGAATCATCGATCATGCCGAGCGCGTGCGCCGGGCGGCGACGCTGGCCACCGACAAGTACTGCACGCCCGGCAACGTCGTGGACCTGACCAACATTGCGATGAGCGGGGTCCGCTACACGGCTCCGATGGACGACGACGACGCATGGCAAACGATTGCCCTCTACCTGTGGAACTACAAGCTGGGCGCGCTGCGCGGCCAAGCGATTCGTCACGCCCGGGTGTACCTGTTTCAGCGGCTGGACTCGCTGCGGATCAGGAACCGGGCGCGGTCGATCGACGCGGCTGGAGTCAGAGGCTTGGCCATGCTGGCCGACGAGCCGGATCGTGATCTCCCCTCGGAGATTCAAGAGGCGCTGGAGGCCACGCGGACCCAACTGAACGCCGGAGATCGACAGGTGCTCGAGCGACTGTACGGATTGTGCGGCCGGGAGGCCGTAACGGAAAAAGAACTGGCCGGGACGCTGGGCGTCAAGCGACAGGACGTGAACTACATCAGACGCCGGTCGCTCACCAAGCTCCGTTTGTACCTACAACCCCCCACCTCGGAGTCCGCAGCATGAAACGCCCCACCGCCGCCTCGATCCTGTTGTTGATCGCCGTCATCGTCCTGGGACTGGTCTGGCCGGCCGCCGCCCAAGTGCCGGCCAGCTTCACGGCAATCCAGGTCATCACCGAGCACGACGGCCAGTCGCTTTCGACGTACACCTTCGACCCGACCGGCGGAGCCAAGACCGAGATCGACTTGCCCGCCGGCGGGCGCTTGGTCGTGGTCGCGTCGGACCAGGTGGAAGCGCTGGCCCAACAGATCGCCGCGCTGCGGACCGAGGTGGCACAGCTGACCGCCAAGATCGATGCCCTGCCAACGCCGATTGCCCCGCCGCCGGCGGGCCTTTTGGTTGATCTGGACGCGGCCACGTTGGAGGAGTTGGACCGGTCGCTGCCCTACGTCGGCCCGGCCACGGCCGCGGCCATCGTGCAGCTCCGCGACCTCAAGGGCGGCCGCTTTGATTCACCCTTCGACCTGACCTCCATCCGCGGCCTGACCTCGGAACGCATCCAGGACTGGATCGACCAGGGCCTCCTGGTGCTGCACTGAACTCGTCTGAACTCGCCTGAACTCGTCTCCCAACCACCAACCCCACGAAAGGGTTTCCCATGCGGGTACGCAATCTCTCCGGCGCTCCGGACGACAGCCTCTACGCCGAGCAGCTCAACCTGGGCAGCGGCGACGCGGTCATCGTGGTCCTGTCCTGCGTGGCCAGCGGCGGCAAGCGGATCACGATCGTCAACGCGGTCGTGGCCGCCGACCGAACCTACACCATTCCCGAGGTCGGGGCGGACGCCGACCTTGTGATGTCCGCCGGTAACCAGACCATCGCCGGCACCAAGACGTTTTCCAGCGTGGCCATCGCGGCCGCCGGTGTCATCTCCTTCGGCACGGTCACCTTGACCCGCAGCGGCAACAACCTCATCGCCGCTCTGCCCACCACCAATCCCGCCGTGGCCGGGGCACTGTGGAGCGACAGCGGGACGGTCAAGGTTTCGGCTGGTTGATCGCGCGGATCAGGATCGCCACCCGGGCCGGAGAAACAGGCCGTGAACACATCCGTCCCCACCGCTCGCGGGTTGCTGCGGTCGGCTGTCCGCATCTGGTCCGACGCGGAAGCTCCCTCGGTTGCCTCCGATTCCACCCACGGCTACAAGGCGGGCGATGTATGGCTGCTGACCACCACATCGCCGACGACGGTGTACCAATGCCTGTCCGCCGCGACCGGGGCGGCGGTGTGGCGGGTGGTAGTTACGGGCAATGCCGACGGTAATCTTGAAGGCCCCATCGTCTCCCGCGACTCCAATGACCCTCAGACCGGCGGCGGGAATGAGGATGTCCCGCTGGAAGGCGAACTGGTGACGCGGGGCGGTGTGCTGGCCGTTGGTGATGGTTCGACGATAGGCGGGCTGCCCTACACACTAGCGTCGAGCCTGTACCCGCTGGACAAGGGATTCGTCAAGCCCAGCGGTGGCTTCGCATTCGTCACTCGGAGTAACGCTACGGTGATGTTCACCTGCGAGGTCACCAACAGTGGAACCTACACTGTCATTTGGTGGGACGGCACGCGGGAAGTGGTGGCCACGGGCGAGTTGGCCAGCAAAACTCCCACGGCCAACTCGGACCCCAAGTTGGTCAAGGTGTTTCCGACGTTGCTTACCAACGCCATCACCGTAGTCACTGTGGATGCTCTCGGCGACGTGGATGCGATTGACTTCTCTGACATGCCGCTACTGACTAATTTCGCGGATACCGGCGCGACCATCCATCATTCCCGCCATCTCGATCTGACTCGCCTGCCTGCTCTTGAGACGTTGATAATGGGGAATCTATCCGAAATGACCATCGACACGGATGGCTGCCCCAGCATTACGATAATCACGTTCTACACGAGCAGCGAAGAAAAGGTTCGAGCGATCCTCCGTGGCCGGGACTGGGAGAACATCGCCACAGGCGAATGCTCCCTGATTGACCTGACGGACTCTGACCTGTCGTCGGTGAGCTTCTACTTCTCGTACCAAGGATTTTATCCCGCCGAGCGGGTCATCCTCGATCGCTGTGTGCTGACTCAGGATGCGTTCATACTTATCACGGGGTCAGCCGTGCGAGTCAGCGCCCGTTACTGCACGGGGGTGGACTACATCACGACTCAGTATCCGTTCCCCACCACCCACCTGGACCTGTCCGGCAGCACCGGATTGCATGGGTTCAGTTTCGCCGGTAACGGCATCGCGTTAGAATCCCTTCGGGCCGTTGGTTTGTCGCTGACGACGGCCACCGATGACACCTACATCGGTAACATGGCCCTGTCCGCCGAGGCCCTCGATCAATTCTTCACTGATTTGGCCACTGGCACGGCCACGATCTATGTGGCCGGTAATCCTGGGGCCGCCACATGTGATCCGTCCATCGCCACGGCCAAAGGCTACACGGTGGTGACCACAGCATGAAACGCATCGGCACAAAACTCGGCCCCCGGATGCTCGGAGCAAAGCGACTGCCCGAGTCGGTCTGGCTGACCGTCTCCCCCACGTCCAGGGTGGTGTCGGAGGGCGGCAGTTCCGTCATTGCCGGTGTGTCCGCCAACTGGACGCGGAGTACTACCGCTACCGTCGCCCACGAAGCGATTGTGCAGGCGTTCGGGCGTCGGGAGTCGGATTTGGCTGGGCTGGTACTGTCATCCAGCAATCCTGACGTAGGTACTGTCGCCCAGAACGGCCAAGTAACCCGCGTGACCAACGGGACCATCCGCGTGATTGCTCAGACCGCCGCCGGACTCCGCGTCCTGTCGCCGGTCATCGAGTTGAGCGAATCGTCCGGGCAGACGCAGGACACGTTCTTGTCGTGGATTGCAGGTTCCCTTGCTCGGTATCAGGCCGACCTCATTGACAGTGCCATCGCCACGGGTGACCCGGCGGTGATGAAGCCGATGTACACCAGCGGCTACACCCGCAACCCGGCGTGTTGGCCCGCACTGCATACCGATCTTTCGTGTATCGACTGGGAGAAGCCGGGTTCGTGTTTGATTGGCTGGCAATACGGTCTTCAGGCCGAGCACTACGCTGACGGCGCTGATACCCGCGTTGCTACAGACGGCGAAGTAGCGACGCGAAATGTAATTGCTCGTATCAACATTGGTCCGCCAAACAGCGAGGACCGTTACGCCACCGACATCAGCGTCGTCAAGTACGCTTCGCCGTTCCCTGCAAAGTTCGTTCCGGCCTTGCTTCCCCCGAGCAACCTTCTGGACTACTTTGACCAGACACTGATGAGTACGAGTCTGTATCGCGTACCCATGCTGTGGAAAAATCAGAAGGGAAACGCCACGGTCGGGGACATGAACGGGTTCCACAACCACATCACGCCAATCCACCCGACAACTTCGTCAACCGTCCCAGTGGACGAACGACGGTTGGCGTTCTACGAAACTAAAATCCCTGGTGACAGCGGCAGTCCCGGCTTCTGGTTCGTTCCCCACGAGGGCACAGGGTTCACCGATCGACTCATGCTCATCAGCCTCCTGACCTACGGCGGGGCCGGTAGAGGTCCAGGTATCTGGGCCTGGGTGAACGACATCATCGCCGCCATCGTGGCCATGGGCGGATCGGCTGAGGATGTGACGATCGCTGACCTGACCTCTTACTTGACATTTGGAGCATGATGCGATGGCCGATGAAATCCAACACTTTGACGACACGGGTCTCGCGCTCTACGCCAAGCCCCTACCCCTGGACACCATCTCGTGGACAGGCGATGTGGAGGCCCTGACGGAGATCGCCGGGTGCGACGGCTACTACGCCGCTGACATTGGCAGCCCGGCTGACGCCTACGCGGTGTTCCTGCAGGCTGGGGGATCGCCGGCGGCCACCGACACAGCTATCGCGACCATCACTCGCGTGGCTCAGGCGGATGTGCTGCGCATTTCCGGTGACGAGACCGCCGCCGACAATCTGGAGGCCGCCGCCGACGGCACTGGCTACAACTTGGGCGGCGGGGACATCGTGGTCGCGAACGTCACAGGCTCGATCGGCTCGCTCGCCGCGCAGGCCAAGGCGGATGTCAACGCCGAGGTGGACCAGGCGATCACCGATGCGCAGCTTGCAACTGCGGCGCAGGCATCGGCCATCGAGACGGACACTCAGGATGTGCAGGCCCAGATCGGAGCGGCCGGGGCGGGCCTGACCGCCCTGGGCGACGCTCGCCTGGCGCGCCTGGACGCGGCCGTGAGCTCGCGGGCCGTGGCTGGGGACGCCATGACGCTCACCGCCGGCGAGCGGACGAGCGTTGCGGCGGCGGTGTGGGCGGCCACCACGCGGACGCTCAGCGGCTTTGGCACGCTGATCGCCGATCTGTGGGCCCACGCCACCCGCCGCCTCAGCGACCGCACCACGGGTGACGGGAGCGTGATTGCGGCGGCGGGCGCGGATGCGGACACGCTCAAGAGCGTGTCTGACCAGATTGACGCGGTGGCCGCCGGCGTGGCCACGGTGTTGGCCCGCACAGCAGCCGGCGTGACCATCGCCGTCGGATCGCACATCGCCACCGACGGCGTCACCCTGGAGTTGGTGCAGGGCGAGTCCTACCTGGCCGCCATCAACAACCGCCTCGAAATCGACGTCACCGACGGCCGGCTGCCGGCGACGGCGCAAAGCGACGGGACCGTGCCGGTACTTCGGATCGTGCCGGTGGGACGTGAGGCTGCGGCCTTGACGATCACCGGAGTGATGGTGAGCCACGACCCCGAGATTGGCGCGGCGACGGTCGGTTTCGAGGTCACGCAAGCACAGACCGCGGGCCTGTCGCCCGGGGTCAACAACGTCTGGGAACTGGACTTCATGGTCGCCGGCAACGCGGCCCACGCGCTCACCAGTGTGGTGGAAGCGCCGTGCCGGGTGCGTCGGCAGATCGCGTGACAGGCCTTCAGACACAAAGAGCAAAACACAGGGCGGATCACCTAGGCGGGTGGAGCCACGCCATGCAGTACGATCCCATCGCCATCACCGCTTTGGCCAAGTGCGTCAACGAAGATGACGCCAAAGGCGCGATCGCCGAGGTGCCCGAGGGCCTGACCGCCGACCTGTCCTTCCTGGTCCGGGTCTCGGGCATGCTCAAGCGCGGCAGATCGTGCGAGGTCAAGCCAACCGCCAACCTGCTCTCCAAGTCGTTCATCGGCGAACTGCTGCGCCGCATGGGCGTTACCCGAGAAGCGGCCAAGAAGCACCTGCGGGCCATAGCCCAGGAGGCGCTGGCTGCCGGGGGGCGCGTCGGCGATGGATTGGTCAACGCCAACCCCGAACTGCTGCTGGCCGTCAAGGAGGTCGAGGACGAACTGATCGCCAAGCTGCCCAAGGCCAAGCGGGCCGGCGCGATCAGAGCCATACTCACCACGGACCTGAGCGACATCCAGATTCATCGGCAAGCGGCATAGCCGGGGGGCGCACCTGGGCGGGTGCGAGGCATTTCCATCGACAGAATTCTCGCCGATCGCTTGCTGGCGCCTCTCGCCGATCGCCTGCTGCGCGTGGCCTACGCCCAAGCCCGCCGCCACGGACTCACATCATCCGAGGCAGACGACATCGCCGCAGACGCCCTGGCTCAGGTGGCGCTGAAGAGTCTGCCCCGCTTTGATGAAAGCCGGGGGTCGGTGCGGGGCTACCTCGTCGTGTGCATCCGCAACGCGGCCACCACCCTGTCCCGCCGCCATCTGCGCCGCCGGCGACCGCCGGTGATCGCGTCCGAGTCCATTGAACGCGACGGGCGCAACGCCAAACCCCTCACGCCGGCGCTGGACCGCCGCATCGAGACTGTGGCCCTGCTGGTGTTCCGCTGCCCTGAGCGGTTGGGTTTCACGGCGAGACAGTGCGAGGTGCTGCGGGCGGTACTCCACCCCAAACGGCCGACCCTGGCCGTGGTGGCGCGACGGTTGGGGTACGCGGCCCCGGCCCAGCTCTCGCGCATCCTATCGCGCATCCGGGGCCGGTTGCTGGCGCTGGATCTGCCCAACTGCGCCATCGACGGGCCGTACATCCATCAGCCATGCCCCATCGCCCGCCGTCATCCCGAGCCCAATCCGTCCGCGTCCGGGCCGCAGACAGCCGGCTCTGCGCCTCGCGCCGCGGCTACGACCGTCGCCACGCGGCATGGCGCCGGACGATCCTCAGCCGCGATCCCCTGTGCGTCGAGTGCCGCAAACGCCGCCGCCTCCGGCCGGCGACGGTCGCCGACCACATCGTCCCGATCGCGGTCGACCCGGACCGCCGCCTCGACGTGACCAACGGCCGGGGCCTCTGCGCCACCTGCCACGCCATCATCACCGACCGATTCAAACGCACCGGCATCAACGAGATGCCCGCACCCTCTGGAGCCAGCCCATGATCGGTATCAAGCTCATCGCCGTCACCACCGCCGCCGGCACCGTGCTGGGCGCGGCTCAGATCGTGGACCAGCAGACGCTGCTCCCGTTCAGCCTGTTCGCCGGTGGCATCGTGGGAGCCTGCGTGTTGGGCTGGAAGGCCGCCCTCTATGTAGGCGAACTCAAGGCCCTGCGCGAGCGCGTGCAGAGCCTGGAGGCCCTCCTGGGCGTCCAGCGGACCGCCGGCGGGCGCGGCGCCGGGGAGGGGGGTGGCAAAAGCTGAGGGCGAGCGCGGGGAGACCGACGCCCTTAGCTCAATTTTTTCACCCGCGAAATTCCATAGGGGGGGGGTGCGATCCCCGGAGAGCCGACGGGGGGGGGAACTTCCGAGGAGGCAACACAAGCGGGGCGGCCGGCTGCAGCAACAGCACGACCACCCCTGACCACTGAACCACGTCGAAACAGGCGACGCAGCCCAGGAGCTGCCGATGCCATCGCCCAAAAAGAAGGGCCGCTTTAGCGCCTCGACCACGACCGCCGCCAAGGAAACGAAGATCACGACCATCGACCTGGACCAGCTTGTGCCAGACCCCGCCAACGCGCGGCGGCACACCGACCGCAACCGCACCGCCGTGGACCGCTCACTGCAGACCTTCGGCGCGGCCAGGTCGCTGGTGGCCGACGGCAAGGGGGTGGTCCGGGCCGGCAACCAGACCCTCGAAAGCGCCAAGAAGGCGGGGATCACCAAGGCGGTGGTGATCGAGACCGACGGCCGCGAACTGATCGTGGTCAAGCGCCACGACTGGAGCGCGACCGAGGCAGCGGCTTACGCGCTGGCCGACAACCGCACCGCCGAACTGGCCGAGTGGAACAACGAAGTGCTCGCCGCCCAGCTCGGGGCCCTGACCGCCGACGGATTCGATCTGGGCCTGGTCGGCTTCGAGGCTGACGAGGTTGCACAGTTGTTGGGATCCGCCGAGGCCGCCGGCCGCACCGACCCCGACGCGATCCCTGACCCGCCCGACGCGGCGACCACCAAGCGCGGTGATATCTGGCTGCTCGGCGACCACCGCCTGATGTGCGGCAACAGCGCCGATGACGCCGAGCTCGACCGGCTGCTCGATGGCGTCAAGGTTCACCTGGTCAACACCGACCCTCCGTACAACGTGAAGGTCGAGCCGCGCAGCAACAACGCGATCGCCGCCGGCCTCTCTTCGTTCGAAAAAACCGGCGTCAAGCAGGGGCGCGAGCTGCAGAATCAGCGCTTCCTCAAGGTCCAGCGGGCGGCCACCCATCACCAGCGGTTCGACGCGGCTCGCCGCCCAAGCGTGAAGGAGCCGACCCACCGCAAGCTCCGCGCCAAGGACCGGCCGCTGGCCAACGACTTCGTGAGCGACGCCGAGTTCGAGAAGCTGCTGGCCGGGTGGTTCGGCAACATCGGCCGTGTGCTGCGGGCCGGGCACGCGTTCTACATCTGGGGCGGCTACGCCAACTGCAGCAACTACCCGCCGGCGCTCAAGGCCGCGGGCCTCTACCTCTCCCAGGCGATCATCTGGGTGAAGGAACACGCGGTGCTCACCCGCAAGGACTTCATGGGCAACCACGAGTGGTGTTTCTACGGGTGGCGCGAGGGCGCCGCGCACCGCTTCTTCGGCGCGGCCAACGTGCCTGACACCTGGGAGTTGCAGCGGACCAAGTCCGCCGGGTACCAGATCGGCCGCGGCATCCGCATCGCCACGGCGGGCGGGTCGCAGATCGACCTGTTGCCGGCCAACCCCGACCGCAAGCTGCGCACGATCACCGCCGACGACGCCGGCGTGATCGTGCAGGGTCCGGCCGAGCCGACCGACCTGTGGCGGGTGAAGAAGGTCACGCCCCAAGCGATGGTCCACCTGACTGAGAAGCCCGTCGAGCTGGCGGCCCGGGCGCTGCACTACTCGTCGCAACCAGGCGAGCACGTGCTCGACCTCTTCGGCGGCAGCGGCTCGACACTCATCGCGGCCGAGCAGCTGCACCGGCGGGCGTACCTCATGGAGCTGGACCCGCCTTACTGCGACGTGATCGTCCGGCGCTACGAGCAGTTCACCGGGCGCAAGGCCGAGAGGATCACAGCGTGAGAGGCCGGCCGCCCAAACCCACCGCGCTCAAGAATGCCGAGGGCAACCTGGGCCACCGGGCGGTGAACACCGCCGAGCCCCGCCCGGCGGCGGCGGTGCCCTCGTGCCCCTCGCACCTTGGCCCCCAGGCCAAGCGCGAATGGCAGCGGGTAGGCAAACTCCTGGCCCGTCACGGCCTGCTCACCGAGGTCGATCGCGCCGCCCTGGCCGCGTACTGCACGGCCTACGGCCGCTGGGTCGAGGCCGAGGAGCAGGTCCGCACGCTGGGGCCGGTGGTCAAGAGCCCGACCGGGTATCCGATCCAGAACCCCTACCTGGCGATCGCCAACAAGGCGATGCAGCAACTAACCCGGCTGCTCGGGGAGTTTGGCATGTCCCCCTCGAGCCGGGCCCGCGTGGCGATGACCCAGCCCGACGACGCCGGTGATCCGGGCGCCGTGCTGCGGTTCCCTGGAAGCAAGTGATGGCGCCGAAGAAAAAAAAGCCGGTGCCGCGCCAGGTTGGTTTGCCCAAAGATCTGGTCAATCGCTGCCGGCGGATTACGACCGAGCAGGTCCGCTTGGCCGCAATCGGCTACCGCGCCGCACTTGGCGAGGGCTGGGCCGACCAAGTGCGCAGCGCCCAGGACGTCTACGCCCTGGCCGAAGGGTGCCGGTTCGACGCCCGCTTCGCCGACCACGCCCAGCGGTTCTTCGAGGCGGGCCTGGTCCATGCGACCGGGCGGTGGGCGGGCGAGCCCTTTACCTTGATGCCCTGGCAGCGGGACCAGGTCGTGCGACCGCTGTTCGGCTGGCGCCGTCCCGACGGGTCGCGCCGCTTCCGGTCTGCGTTCATCTACATCCCCAAGAAAAACGGCAAGACCTCCCTCTCGGCCGGGCTGATGCTCTACAGCCTGGTCGCAGAGCCGGACCCCGACCACTTGGGCCGCAGCGAGCCCGCGGCCGAGGTGTACGCGGCCTCGACGTCGGCTGAGGTGGGATCGATCCTCTACCGCGAAGCGCGGAAGCTGGCGACCAAGTCCCCCGCGCTCCAGACCCGCTTGCGTTGCCTGGACCAGACCAGGCGCATCCTCTACCCGGCGACGAGCAGCTTCGTTCGGGTGCTGCCCCACAAGGCCGAGTCGGCCGAGGGCATGATCGCCTCGGCGGTGTTCCTGGACGAGGTCCACGCGATGAAGAGCCGCAAGCTCTACGCCGCCCTGCGCTGGGCCGGCGCCGCCCGCCGCCAGCCGCTCTTCGTGGAGATCACCACCGCGGGCGTGGACACCGAATCGCTGTGGCGCGACCGCTACCGCTACACCAAGCGCGTGATCGACGGCGAGCACGTGGACACCGCCCACCTGGGCGTGATCTACGAGGCCGACGCCGGCTGCCGCATCGACGACCCGGCCCAGCACCGCAAGAGCAACCCGTCGCTCGGGGAGACCATCGACCCCGCCGACCTGATGACCGAGGCCAAGCAGGCCCTGGCCGAGGGTGGGCCGGCCATCGCCGAGTTCCGCCGCTACCGCCTCAACCAGGCGGTGGGCGCGGCGGTGGCGTGGATCTCGCCCGACGTGTGGGACAAGGGGCAGCGCCCCTTCAGCCTCGAGGAACTGACCGAGCGTCCCTGCTACGGCGGCCTGGACCTGGCCAAGGTCTCCGACTTCACGTCGCTGTGCCTGTTGTGGCCGCCTCCCCTGGACGAGGCCGAGCGCGGCGCGTGGTTCGGGGCGTGGTGGTTCTGGATTCCCCGGGCCGCGGTCGAGCAGCGCCTCATCGCCGGCGACACCAGCTACCAGGACTGGGCCGCCGCCGGCCTCATCGAGGTCACCGACGGCGACACCACCGACCACCAGGTGGTACGGGCCCGCATCAACACCCTGGCCCAGCGCTTCAAAATCATCCGCCTGGGCATCGACCGCGGCTTCGAGGGCTGGCAGTTCACCCAGGACCTGTTCAACGACGACGAGCTGCCGGCGGTGGGCGTGGGCCAAGGCTGGCGGTCGCAGGACGTACCTATGCAGCGGATCGAGGCCCTGGTCCGCGACGCGCGGCTCAACGCCGGAGGCAACCCCATCATGCGGTGGCAGATCGGCAACGCGGTGGCCAAGCGGGTCGGGTCCAACGGCAACTACCACCTGGACAAGGAGCGGGCCAAGGACAAGGTGGACGGCGTCGCCGCCCTCATCAACGCGATGCACGTCGCCGAGGCCACGCCGCCCCATGACGAGCAGCCCTACTACACCGAGTGCCCACTCATCTGAACCCCGCCCCCGGAAGTTGCCGATGCCCCGGACCACCGACCCCGACGCGACCGCCGCCGCCCTCGCCGTTCTCGCCGGCGACGCGCCACGCGATCGGGCCGAGCACCGCAGCTCCTGGTGGGGCGGCGCGGCGGCCCAGACCTTCTCGCCGTTCCTGTGGTTGTCAGCCCACACCGGCGCGGATACCGGCATCACGGTCACGCCTGAGTTGGCCCTTACCTGCAGCGCCGTGTATGGCTGTGTCTCGGTGATCTCTTCGGCGATCGCAGGCTTGCCGCTGCACGTGGTCGATCGCCAGACCGAGCAGCGGGTGGATCACGAACTGCAAGACCTGCTCGACGAGCCCAACGGCGACATGACTTCCGCCACCTTCTGGGAAACCTACTGCGTCAACCTGCTCACCCACGGCAACGGCTACGCGGCAGTGCCCCGCGACGCCCGGTACCGGCCGACCCAGATGCTGCCGATGCGGTCCGCCGACACGGAGCCGCGCCGTCAGGACGGCCGGCTCCTCTACGTCAACCGCACCGGCGACCGCACCTACACGCTGCGGCCTGACCAAGTGCTCTTCACCCCCAACATGAGCTTCGACGGCATCTGCGGGATCTCGCCGATCGTCGCCGCCCGCTCGGCCGTGGGGCTGTCGCTGGCCCTGGAGCAGTTCGCGGCCCACTTCTTCAAAAACGGGGCCAACGTCCAGAGCATTCTCGAACTGCCGATGATGAGCGACGCGGCCCTGGCCGAGTTCAAGCGTCGCTGGCAATCCGAGTACGCCGGCATCGAGAACAGCCACAAGACCGCGGCCGCCCCGGGACTCAAGGCCCACCGCACCGGCGTGTCACCGGAAGAGGCCCAGGCGCTGGACTCCCGCGTCCACCAGGTCCGCGAGGTCTGCCGCATCTACCGCGTGCCGCCGCACAAGGTGATGGACCTTGAGCGTGCCACCTTCTCCAACATCGAGGAGCAGAACCGCGACTTTGCCGAGAACGCCCTGCGCCCCTGGGTGGTCAAGATCGAGCAGGCCCTGTGCCGCGTGCTGCTCCGCGAAGACGAGAAGCGCAAGCTCCGCATCAAGTTCAACCTGGACGCCGCGATCCGGGCCTCACTCAAGGACCGCATGGACGCCGACGCCAAGGGCGTGCAGGCCGGCATCCTCACCCCCAACGAGGCCCGCTCCCACCACGGGCTGCCGCCGGTCGACGGCGGCGACAAGCTGCTATCGCCCATGAACATGAAGCCGGCCGACCAGCGCGGCCACGAAAACCCAGCGCCGGCCGCATGACCAAGCCTCGCCGCAACCGGGCGTACCTACCGACGAAGCCATGATCGAATTGCGTCACATCCCGTTCCAGGAGCTGCGGGCCGAGCCCGACCCCGCGGCCTCCAAGCCGGACGACGGCGGGCAAGCGGTCGAGAATCGCCTGGTCGGCTACGGCATCGTGTACGACTCCCCGACCCGGCTCTTCGAGGACTACTTCGAGCAGTTCGCCCCCGGCGCTTTCGCCGACTTCCTCGCCAAGAACCCCACCCCCGACGTGCGGGCCCTCCTCGAACACGACCGGCGCAGCCTTCTCGCCCGCACCAGCAACCAGACGCTCACCCTGAAGGAGGAGCGCCAGGGGCTGGCGTTCGAGATGCACGTCAACATCGACACCAGCCAGGGCCGCGACGCGGTCGCCATGGTCAAACGCCAAGACATCAAGGGCATGAGTGTGGGTTTCCGGTCGGTGGACGAACGCATGGAGGAGCGCGAGGACGGCACCTACCTCCGCACCGTGCTCAAGGCGGATCTCGACGAAATCTCACTGACCAGCATCCCCGCCTACGACGACACGTCGATCGAGCAGCGCGTGGCCCCGGCCACGCTGGAGCAGCTCAAGGCCCTCAAGTCCCGCCCCCACCCCGCCGCCCTCGCCCGCCGCCGGCAGATAGACCTGCTGCGGGCCACCATTTGAACCACACCGCCCACCCAGCCCCATCACCGGAGATCGCCCATGATCCTGTGGAAGAAACGCAAAGAGCTCAACGAGCAGCGCGCCGACGTCGTCAAGCAGATGCAGAACCTGGTCGGCCCCGAGGGCGGCAACACCCTCACCGCCGAGCAGGACAAACAGTTCGGCGAGCTGCGGGCCAAGGCCGACGAACTGGGCAAGGCGATCGCTCGCCTTGACACTTTGCACGAACTGGATGAGGCGGGCCGCGACGACATCGGCGAGGGCGATGTCGAGCAGCGCGGCCGGCTGGGCCTCACCGACAAAGAAAAGCGACAGTACTCGATCCAGCGCGTGCTGCAGCACTTGGCCGAGGGGCGCTCGGTCGACGGATTCGAGCGGGAGATGTCCGACGAGGTCGAGAAACGCAGCGGCAAGAAGCCCAACGGCATTTTCGTGCCCAGCGAAATCCTCTTCGCTCCCGTCGAGGGCTACGAGCGCCGCGACTTGAACACCACCGCCGGCGCTGGTTCGGTGCCCACGGTGAAGGCCCGCGAGGTGATACCGCTGCTGCGGGCCCGCCTCCTGGTCGCCCAACTGGGGGCCCGCCTGCTCACCGGCCTGCTGGGCGATCTGTCCATCCCCAAGCAGACCGCCACGGCCACCGGCTACTGGGTCACCGAGGGCAACGCCCCCGACGAGTCCAACGCGACCGTGGGCCAAGTCGGCCTCAGCCCCAACACCCTGGGGGCCTTCACCGACCTCACTCGCAAGTTCATCAAGCAGACCACGCTGGACGCCGAACAGTTCGTCCGCGAGGACCTGGCGGCCTCGCTCGCCCGCTCGCTGGACGCCGCGGTCATCAACGGCAGCGGCACCGGCGCCGAACCCGAGGGCATCCTCCAGGACAGCGACATCACCACGGTGCCCCTGGGCGCCGATGGAGCGGCCCCGACGTGGGCCAAGGTGGTCGCCCTGGAGACCGCCGTCGCCACCGCCAACGCCGACGAGGGCAACCTCGCCTACGTCACCAACCCCTTGGGCCGGGGCAAGCTCAAGGTGGTGGAGAAGGCCACGAACACCGCCCGTTTCCTCTGGGGCGACGACAACACCGTCAACGGCTACATCGCCCGAGCCTCGACGCTGGTTCCGGCCAACCTCATCAAGGGCAACGGGTCCAGCCTCTCGGCCATGATTTTCGGCGACTGGTCCAGCGTGGTCGTCGGCATGTGGGGCGGTCTGGATGTCCGCGTCGATCCCTTCAGCCAAGCCGCCACCGGCGGCGTGCGGGTCGTCGCCCTCCAGGAGGTGGACATCGCCTTCCGACACCAGGAGTCCTTCGCCAAGTTCGTGGACATGATCACCGCCTGATCGCCCCGCCCACCGGCCGGGGGCCTCCGGGTTCCTCGGCCGGTTTTTTCCCAGCCCCAGTCTCGGAGGCCTCCATGCACATCAAACTCACCCGCGACGCCCTGGTCGGACTCGTGACCTTCGCGGCCGGGTCCGTCGCCGAAGTGCCCAACGATCGGGCCAAGACGCTCATCGCGCGCGGGCACGCGGTGCCGGTGACGCAGGCCGACATCGAGCGCACGACCTCCCCAGCGCCCGCCATCGAGCAGACCGACCAGCGCCAGCCCCAGGCCGAGCAGACGACCGCCGGTGCCGACGCCCCGGAAACCACCGACGCGCCCACGCCGGAGAAGCCCGAGGCCAAGCCCGCCGGAAAGCCCGCGGGCAAGGGCAAACGCTGATCCGCGTTTCGGTCCAGACCACCCCTCCGAAAGACCCCGCCAGCGCATGAGCGCCATCACCCTCGTCACCGCGCCCGCGACCCCGGCCGTCTCGATCGAGGAGGCGAAGGTCTATGTGCGCCTGGCAGGCGACGACGGCAGCCACAACGCGCTGCTAGCCAACCTGGTGGGGGCGGCCACGTCGGTGGTCGAGCGCAAGACCGGCCTGGCCCTGATCACCCGCACCTACGCCCTGCAGTTGGACGGATTCCCCGGCGGCGCCGACCCGGTCATCTACCTGCCCAAGCCGCCCGCCCTGGCCGTGAGCCTGGTCCGCTACCTCGACGACGCCGGCAGCTGGATCACGCTGGACGCCGCCCTCTACACCGCCGACGTGGCCAGCGTTCCCGGTCGCGTGGCCCCCGCGCCGGACACCGCATGGCCGGGCACCCGGCGGATGCTCGGGGCCGTCCAGGTGACCTATACCGCCGGCTACGGCCCCGCCGCCTCCGACGTGCCCGAAGACCTGCGCTTGGCCATCCTCATGCTGGCGGGCCACTGGTACGACAACCCCACCGCCGCCTCGTCCATGTCGCTATCCGAAGTGCCGATGGCGTTCGCCGCGATCCTCGAGCAGCACGCCATGCCCCGCGTCTGAGGAGGTTCCGTGCGCACCGGCCAGCTCCGCCAACGCGTCAAGCTCCTGCGGGCCCGCGTCACCCGCGACGCCCGCGGCCAGGAGGCCACCGTCTTCGACCAAGCCGCCGCCCTGTGGGCCGACCTGCGCCCGCTGGCCGGCCGCGAGGCCGTCTCGGCCGCCGCGCTGCAGACCACCGCCCAGGCGACTTGGCGAGCGACGATCCGCTGGACCCCCGGCCTCGTCGTCACCACCGCCGACCGCGTGGGCTACGCTGGCCGCACCTTCGACATCCTGGCCGTGCTGGACCTCAACGAGAGCCACCACGCCGTGCAACTGGACCTGAAGGAACACGCGTGAGCGCCGACATCACCTTCGACGAAAAGAAGCTGATGGCCCTGTTCGGGTCGCTCCCCGACAAGGTGGCGAACAAGGTGGCCCGCCGCGCGGTCAACGCCGGCGTCACCGTGGTCAGCCGCGCCATCCGTAACGAGACGCCGGTGCAGGAGGGCACGCTCAAGAAATCCATCGGTAACAAGGTCAAGCAGTACGGCCGCCACCGCGACCGCACCGTCGCCATCATCGGCCCCCGGATCAGCGGCGGCCACCGCGGCTTTCATGGTCACTTGGTCCACAACGGCCACGTTGCCGTCGACGGCTCTTTTGTGGCGGGCAACCCCTTCGTCAGGCGGACCATGGACGCCGTCGGTGAACTGGCCCAAGCCCGCCTCCGCGAGCAACTGGCCGGGGGCATCGAACGGGAGGCCGCGTCGTGATCGAACAGGTCATCCAGGCCCGACTCTCCACCTCCGCGCCGGTGGCCGCCATCGTCGGCACGCGGATCCACTTCGCCCAGCGCCCCCAGCGCTACCCGCTGCCGGCAATCGTGATCCAACGCGGCAGTGCCCAGCGCCCCCACCACTTCAAGGGCGCCGCGGGCACGGTGCGGGGTTTCGTGCGGGTGACGTGCTTGGCGTCCACCTACCTGGCCGCCCGCGAGCTGGCCGACGCCGTCCGCAACCGCCTGGATGGCTTCGCCGGCGACGTCGCCGTCCAGAACGCAGTCGGGGCCAACACCACCGTCGCTGTGCAGTACCTCATGCATGATGACGCGGCCGACATTCCCAGCGACCACCGCGACGGCCAGGGCGACATCCTGACCCACGGCGTGCAGATCGACTTCCGCTACCAGCTGGCCGAGCCCGTCCCGTCGCTCGCCTGACCCCACCCCCCGGCCCCGGCCCCCGCCGCCGCCCCCGGAACCCCAGCCATGCCCAACACCGCCGGCTACGGAACCAAACTCGAGTACGGCAGCACGATCCTCTCGGGTACGCCGACGTGGACCGAGATCAGCGGTGTGGACGAGATCACCCCGCCCGAGGTCACGGTCGAGAGCAAGAGCACCCGCCACCTCAAGACCGCCAACAAGTTCAAGACCAAGGCCCCGTCGTGGAAGGACGCCGGCTCGCTCTCGGGCGCGCTCTTCTACGACAAGACCCAGTACTCGACGCTGTTGGGCTTGGTCGGCACCGAACGAGCTTGGCGGGTGACGCTGGCCGATGGGTCCAAGACCGAGTTCGACGGCTTCCTCAGCAAGCTGGGCAACCCCGTCGACATTGACGGCGACGTGAAGGTCGCCATCGAAATCACCCCCGGCGATCTGCCGACGTTCACGCCGGGCACCTGATCGCCCATTTTCCCAATTCGCTCCGGGCGTACGTTTCTCTTTCCAGGAGCCCAGCCCCCATGCTCACCCGCGACGCCATCCTGCAGCAGACCCAACTCCCCGTCGAGGCCGTCGAAGCCTTCGGCGGAGTGGTGCATGTGCGCACCCTCATGGCCGACGAGCGCGACGCCTACGAGCGGGCCTTCCTCGACGCCAAGGCCGCGGGCAAGCCCTTCAGCGCTCGCGGGCTGATGGCAGCCATGGCCGTTTGCGACGCCGGCGGCCAGCGCCTCTTTGGGGCTGGCGACGGGCCGGCCCTGGGCAAACTGTCGTCCAAAGAGCTCGACAAGATTTTCGCCGTCGCCACCAAGCTCAACGGCTTGGGCAAGGACGACGTGGAGGAACTCGCAAAAAACTCCGACGCGACCACCGGCGACGATTCCTCCTTGAGCTGAGCGACCGGTGGGGCTGCACGGTGCGGGAGATGCTCTCCCGCATTGACAGCCGCGAACTGTCCGAACGCATGGCCCTGGAGCGAATCAACCCCCGCGGCGAGGATCGGGCCGATCTGCGGATGGCCATGATCTGCCGCGAGTTGCACCACACGGGCTTCGCCGGCAGCAGCCGGGCCACGCTGGCGGCCTTCCTGCCCGAGTTCGGGCGTGAACGCCGCCAGAGCCTCGACCAGCAGAAGGCGGCTTGGATGGCTTGGGTGGCAACGTGCGGGGGGACCATCACACAGAGGTGACCTGTGGCCACCATCGCCAGTCTCAACTCGAAGCTCACCCTCAACACCGCCAACTTCCGCACCGGTCTGCAGAGCGCGACCAGGTCGGTGCGGGATTTCGCCGGCAACGCTCGGTCAAGCGTCTCCTCGATCACCGGTAGCATCTTCAACATGCGCAACCTGGTGGCCGGCATCGCCGCCGGGGCCACTGTCGCCCTCATCAAGAGCCAGATGGACAGCATCGACGCCACCGCCAAGGTGTCCGATGCCATCGGCATCCAGACCGAGAAGCTCATCGGCCTCCGCCACGCCTCGGGCCTGGCCGGCGTCGGGCAGGAGCAGCTCGACAAATCGCTCAAGAAGATGGTGCTCAACGTCGCCGACGCTCAGCGCGGCAGCGGCGAGGCCGCAGCCGCGTTCGCGGAACTGGGCCTGTCGGCCGAGCAACTCGCCACCATGACCCCCGACCAGCAGTTCTCGGCCATCGCCGACGGCCTGGCCGGCGTCGAATCGCAGAGCCAGAAGGCGGCCCTGTCCTACAAGATATTCGGCCGTGAGGGCGTCAATCTGCTCAACGTGCTCAACCTGGGCAGCGAAGGATTGGCCGCGTCCCAGGCCGAAGCCGAAAAACTCGGCCTCACCTTCAGCCGCATCGATGCCGCCAAGGTGGAGGAGGCCAACGACGCCATCACTAAAGTGGGCGAACGGATCACCGCGCTGGGGCAGCAACTGGCCATCGGGCTCGCGCCCTACGTCACGGCCGTCGCCAACAGTCTGCTTGATCTGGGCGGCGATGGTCAGACGATGGCGGAACGGATGACCGGGGGTTTTGAGTGGGTTGCCTCCGCCATCGCCAAAACCGCCGACTACCTCGAGCTTCCCAAGGCCGCGTTTTACGGCCTCCGCTCGATTGTCAACTATGTGCTGGGCGGTGTCGTCAAGAGCCTGGGCTGGGTGCAGGACAAAATCACCTCGCTCTTTGAGACCCTCATCGGCTACGCACGCAAGGTCCAGTTCCTCCTTCCCGACGCGATGGTGGCCGCCCTCGACGCCGTCGACGCCGCAGTGAAGCACAGCCGCGCCGGCGCCGACCTCGCCGACATGTTCGCCAACAACCTGCTGGACGCGGCCAAGGCCGATGGACAGGCTGCCAGCGCCGCCGCCAACGCCTTTCTCGACGGCGCAAACTCGAAGGCGATCAAGGATGTCTTCGCCGGCATCAAGGCCAGCGCCGCCGCCAACGCCCAAGCCATCGCCGACGGCGCCAAGGCCCGCATGGACGCCAGCGCCGGCGCGTTTGATGATCTGGAGGCCGACGCCGGCAAAGCCTCAAAACTCGCCGACGCTCTGGCCGGCATCCAGACCCAACTGGACCGCTTCGGCATGAGCGATGTCCAGATCAAACTAGCCGACCTGACGGAACTGGGCGCGACCACCGAGCAGCTCGACGCGGCCCGAGCGCAACTGGAAAAAATCAAACGACTGGGCGACGAACAAAAACGCGGCGAGGCGATCGCCTCCACCCTTGAGGAGTTGGAGAGCCAGGTTCGCACCTTCGGCCTGAGCAGCGAGGAAAAGCAACTGCTGGACCTGGAAGCCCTGGGCGCCAGCGAAGACCAACTGGCCCGGGCCAAGGCCGCGATGGAGTCCCTGAGGGAACTGCAGGCCGAGCAGGACTCCCGCACCGCCGGCGGCGAACAGGGCGCGCTGGCCCGCGTCGCGGCCGGCTCGGCCGAGGCCCAGCGCCTCGCGTACCAAGCGGCCCGCGGCGCTGCCCAACGCGACGATGTGCCCAATAAGCAACTGGCCACCCAGGAGCGGATGGCCCGCACCCTCGAATCCATCGACCGCAAGCAGGGCGCCGGCGGGGAAGGGGAGTGGGAACTGTGAGCGTCACTAGGGTCGAACTCATCAAGGAGACCTACGGCTGGACCAAGGACAGCGGAGCCCTGTCGGGCACCCGCATCTACCGCGTGGACGTGGACAGCCTCGACGACGACTCCACGGACGCCTACGTCGCCGACGACGGAACCACATCCATCCCGTCCTCTGGCGATGCGTGGAAGGTCGGCAGCTCACTCAAGGTCGTGTCCAAACAAGTGGACGGGTTCGAGGATCACCAACTCAGCTTCCAGGTCACGGTCGGGTACAGTTCCAAGAGCGACAACAGCGGCGCCGAGATCGAAAACCCCCTGGCCAGGCCCGCCCAGTACAACTACGGAAGCTCCCAATCGACCGAGCCCTACTTCCGAGACACCGACGCCGCGCCCTGCGTGAACTCCGCCGGCGACGACTTCGCCGATCTGCCCCAGCGCGAGCGCTCCCGGGCTCGCATCAGCATCACCCGCAACACAGCCACCTTCAACCACGCCACAGCCTACGGCTACATCAACAAAATCAACGCCTCGGGCGTGTCGCTCAACGGCGTGAGCTACGCAGAGCGCACCCTCAGGATCGTCAACTACGGCGCGCAGGGCCCCAGCGAAGAGAATGGCGTGACCTATTGGGTGGAGACGATTGAGATCGACGTGAACGAAGACACCTGGGACGACAAGTTCGAGGACCGCGGCCTCGCGGAGTTGGCCAGTGGCAAGCGCAAGCCGATCCTCGACGCCACGAACCATCCCATCACCACGCCCTGGCCGCTCGACGGCGCTGGCGCAAAGAAGGCGTCGCCTGCCAACACCCCCGCCATCATCACCCGCAAGCCCTACCAAGCCACCAGCTTCGCCTCCCTATGAGCCAGCCCAGCCAGACAACCCGACGCCGCCTGCGCCACGCCGCCGAGTTCGCGGAGCGCTTCCCCGCGGATAAACAGGGGCGACCGCGCGACCTCGGCAGCGGAGGCGTGGACGGCTTCTGGGCCGAGATCACCGGCGCCGGCGCTGGAACGCCCGTGGCCTACAACTGGAAGATGATGATCGTCGATCCTGCGGATGGATCACTGGGCGACGACCCGGATGGCGTGACGGGCACCGGGACCGCCTATGAGGCCACGGACTCGGCCGCCCCCACCGGCCTGCGTGCTTGGCTGCGCTTCGCCGGCTACAACGCCGCCGGCAATCCTGTGTATGTCTTCCAGAGCGGCGGCGGCCTGCCCGAGGGCGGGAGTCAGTACATGGTGTTGCAGCGCGACGCCGAGGGCAATGCAATCTGGGATTGGGTGAGGGCGCACTGATGGGATGGAGCGGATTTCCACTGTCCGAAGGTGACGACTGGGCGCGGCCGGCCGTGCTCAATCAGATTGTCGCGGCTTACAACGAGCGGGCCAGAGTCATCAGAGAGGTTGTTTGGTCTGGTTTTGTGGATTTGCCCGAGTTCGCTATAGGCGACGACGTTCAATCGCGGTCAACATTGTTGAACCTGCAGTCAAAAGTATCTAAGATGGCCGACTATTTCGGGTGCGACCCCATCCCGACCGAATCGCTCAGCCCCGTTTATCCCATTTTTTGGCAATCCGATGCGCAAGCCGTGCCATATAGGCGAAAGTATCCACGTAGCGTGAACTATACAAGCAGCCCCGGTTCAACCGGACAACGGGCATGGGTAGGCGTCGCTGGATACGGGAAAGTACATCAATACAGCGGTACTGCTTGGGTTCCTTCAACAGATCAAACAATCCCACCAGACACACTGGAGGCTTACGGCGGCGTTTTGGCTGGGGACTACATTGGGCCATGGATCTTAAATGACCTGTACTCCAGCCTAAATAATTACCATTCTCTGCTTCACCAGGTTTTCGTTGAGAGTGTCGTCTCGGGTTACCAATGGTCCTCGGATGGGTATTTCGACACCAGAGAGGCTGCGGTCGCTTCTGCGACCAGCAACCAGACTGCTTTTGTGCCGTCTGCATATAGAGATAGCGCGCCTTTGGTCGTGTCTTCAGTCAGTCAACGAAGCCTAACCCCCCAGTGGAGCGCTGGCGCTACGAGACTTACTCGTATCTTCACGCCCACAATATCGAGTTACCGCCCTGCCTTCGCCCGTCTTTGGATGCATATAAATACACAGCACGGCGAGGTCTACTACCCATTCGAGTCTCATGGCGACGCAGTAACTTTAGGATGGATGAAGTTTCACGATGGTCCGATTTCTCCCGGTACTCCCTTCAAGCCAAACACAGTGGACACAAGTGTAGTGCCGTCATTTTCATCAGAAACTGGGGTGCGTGGTTGGGGCTCTGGGTTATCGACGTATTCTCACCCTTACTGGGGCCCAATAGTAGCATTTGGGGTCACTTACACCTTCGAGTATTCGGACGGCCTGCCCGGCGGCGGGCTGTCTGGCGCGTGATCTAGGTTTACTTCGTCAAAAGAACACCGCCGGCCGGACGCCGAAGAACTCGCCCAGCTTGACCATCACCGCCTTGCTCATCGGACGCCGGCCCGAGAGGATCAGTGAGGCGTTGGCTTGGCTGCCCACCACCTCGCCCAGCTCGCCCACGGTCATGGCGCGGGCTTCCATCAGGCTCTTGAGCACGTCCAGCCCCGAGGCTTGGGCCGTGGCGTCGTCTTCCTGGCGGCGATCGTAGTCCTCGATCAGCACGGTGAGCGCGTCGAGGTAGTCCTGCTCGCCAAGCGACAGGCTGCCCTCGTCGGCCGGGGCCAGCTCGCGGACCATCGCCATCGCTTGGTCGTGGGCCCGCCGGCCGCGGATGGGCCGCAGCGGCAAGCGGCGTACCAAGCTCAGGTAGTCGGGATGCAGCTTCACGGCAGCGCTCAT